GCCGCCTCGGTAACTTAAAGTTTCTTAAGCTTCCGCTCCAATACCTCTAGTGTGGTACAGTCCAACACTAGGCCTTCTATAGTTAAACACCTCTCACGAGGATATTTCGCTTTTAGGAGACTGCCGAAAGTAAATTTCCAAGGAAATGTCGACTCTTCCAACCTCTCACGAACGGGTTGTATAAAGTCAGCAAATCGGATCTCTTTCGCTAAACTCATCACCTTCTGGTCGAAGGTGTCTGTAGGGGACCGTGAATAAAACCACTTCCCTTGCAGAATGGTGGAACACCAAACTTGCCTAGATTTATACCGACTTTTAATCGATATTCTCTCATGGTTCAGCTTGGCAATTCGCCCGTTATAGCTCATAAGATAAGATTGTAAACTTTCGTCCTGAAACACTTTGTAGTAAAGATCTACTCTATCATCAAGTGGAATACCTGTGGGATTAAATCCACATCCACCCAAAAAATCGGGTATAACTTTAATAACATCGAACACGTCTCGTTGACGTGACCGCAAAAGGGATCGAAAACGTTCTCCGACCAACCTTGCAAGATCAACAAAAGAATCGTCAGAAATCTGACGCCATTTTAATTGAGGTATAATTTTAGACTTTGTAATCAACCTACCACCAAACTCAGAAATCGAGGATGATGATAAAGTTTTTGACTCAGAATAAGGAATACTCAAATTAATAAGAAACCTCTTATACTTTTCTTGCAGCACATCGTCAAGGATGACAACATCATCACCCAGAACGAAGAAATCGTTGTTATGCTTGAATCCATTCAGCCCATACAACATAAGACCATGCGTTAAAGCAAATGAAGCAAAAGAAGGGAATAACCCCAAAGGTTGACCTGTTTTCCAGCTAAGGTAGCCTGGAACCAATGGACACAACCAGTTAGCTCGCGATAACTCTGCGAACAACTCTATTGCATCATAACGCTGGTACATACATCGTAGCATTCGATATTGTAATTCGAATGGGAATCTGTCTGTTGCATTAGATAAATCTATTGCATGGGACATTTTACCAGACCTAAGATGTTTCTGGATTATATTGAAAGGAAAAGATTGATCATGGGTACAATCCCACGGTAACTGTTTAAGCTTACTGTAAAGATCATCACCAAGCGGTTTTAATGCTTGTTGATAGACTCTAGCAGGATTTGCCACAGCTCGTAATTTAAAGCCAGGCTCCTGTATTAAGCCAATCTTTCCAACAATATTATGATGTTCACCATAAATGATGCGTTGATTGCCATCACCTACAGCTGAAGCTACACCGTTCATAACACATCCAAATAATAAAGGATATGTTTCCACTGCATGTCTTCCGAACACAGTGTGTTCGAGAAACGATTGCGCGCAATTAAGCGTATCAGTCCCCTCATCAAGAGACATCCCATTTGCATGGGGCTCTGATTTGGTTTCTGAAATTGAACGGAATAATAAAGAATCAGGATCAGAGTACCAACTCTTTTCTTGAAAAACATCTTTAGTAGCGAACAAAAGGATATTACTGTAATGATCAAGATATGTAGATTGAACATTAGATTGGACAGCATCTACAAACTTCGTAGACTGTTGTTCAGTTACTTCTTCGGAAATGAAGTAAGTATAGATTTGTAAGAGCTGTATTGCTTGCGCAAAATTACTATCACATTTCATTGCCCAACGTTGTAAACCACCTAATGGACCCAGAAAGTAGTTATCTCTCTTTTTTATCCAAGGGGTAATTATCGGATCACCAGAATAAAATCTGATGAAATCAACTTTTACATTCTTAAAACGTGCAATCGACCACTCAAGACCTGATAGACCTACATTGTTACAAAAAAGATTAACAACTGGTTTACAGATCTCAGGTGGAATTCGGAGAACCGAGGCGCGCTTAGCAAGGATCTCGGGTAAAACATTTATTTCATTTGTTTTCATAATACCCCTCACGGGTGTGTTATTGGAAATAATATGAACGACCTGTTCATACTGAGGTTATTAACTATAGCCGACTCAACAATCAGTCTTTTCGAAGATTACGTAATAATATGTATCTCACCTCAATCATACTTAAGATAATAGGCAATTCAAGATCTGATTCATTAAATTCAGACAACAGTTGAACTGTTATCCTATCAATTTTATCAAAATCTCTACTTTGAGTTTTGACATTTCTAGTCTTTTTCCCGCAACTTTCGTTTGGTAGATTAACTTTTATGTCTCCCTGGTTTCGAATTTGCGATTGAATTTTTGGCGATACTCTGTCATCATTCAAAAACGCTCTCTGTGCCTCCATCTCTTCCTGAGAAAGGCTCGATTTTCTATTAAACATATATTACTCCTAATTGGAAAGACATCTTATCGGGC